GGATTAAACGGCTTTTCTTCTATTGGTACTGTTTGTAATGCTTGTGTACCGGCAACGCTAAATGTCGTTGCCATCAGCATTACGACAATAGCTCGCCCCAATGATTGGCGGCGAAGAGCGCTGCCCCTCAGGCGCGCTAGCCGCTCAATCATACCGACCGTGTCAAGTTCATTGGTCATTTGTGCGTATCCTTTCGGCGTGTCGCAGTCATTGTGACCTGCATCACACTAGTTAGATTTGCCCCAACCATCACCCTTAAAATGTATCGCGGGTGCTGAGAATTGTTTTGTCATTGGTATCTGGCAAGGTTGGCACCAGATGGTTGCGTTTGAGTAAACGCTAAATGTTTCTTCTACCGTTATTTGGCATTGTTCACATTTGAATGTATATGTTGGCATGGTTCACACCTTTCTCTCACACCGTAAATCCATAGGCCACAGCCTGTGCATCTATGTATGAGTAACGGTTCAGTAGCCACTAGCTTTCAGTAAATAGGCTAAATCAGCCAGAGTGAGAACGGCAACAAATTGCTCTACGGATTTCTCACCCTGACCGTTTAGGCGCAAGACACCGACCCCTAAACCGGTGCTTTTCTTGCGTTCTGATAATTGTCGCATCAAACCGGAAAGGTCTAAGTTTGTGCGAGCTTTAATTTCTATATCTAAGTTGGGAATGCCTGTTACATCTGAGCCGTCTCTACCAGCTCCCACAGGCAGCGCATGTTGCCAACCTTGCTCTTTTAGGTATTCTGCTACAATTCGCTGCGTTGCGTAGCCCCTATGTTTACGGCTTTGTGACATATCAGTTTGACCTCACATGACATGTGCGACATTCGCACGGCTTAGCTGCCCCCGCAGTTAATGGCTCGTTACAATTGTCGCACACGTCTAGTCGTCTGTCTAATACCAACATATACATCACCCCGCAATCAAATCTGCATCTTCATCACGGAATGACCATTTGCCATTCTGGTCTAAAACCATCCAAACCATCTTGCATTGTTCAGATTTCATTTTCATAGGAAGAGAACAGCCATAACCACGATAAGGACCATTCTTCCCAGTGCCTTCACGCAGTACACGATTTCCATGCTTACATCTCGGAACAGGTTCCGCGCCCAAATTCTTGATAACCAAATCAGCTGCGTCTTCAAAAGCGGGTTCAAGGTCAGCCGGCGGCTCAATTGTCGTATCCCAGATAACTTCTGCGTTTGGATTGTGTTCATTTATAAACTTCTTGTGTTCTTCGGTGCGTACACGTATGGGTGCGCTACTTGCTTGAGAGTCGTTAACCTTAGCCATTTCCAAAGATGAAGGCCGCTTTCCTTTAGCAGATAATCCGAGATTTGCCAAGCATCTTCCAATTGCAGAGCTCTCGCAATTCTCAAGCCAAAAATCACGGTCAACACCACGGTCTTTGCGAGCACCACGCGCATAACCAACAGAGGAAGGAGCAGTATCAGCATAGGTGCGGTAAGCTGATGCCTTAAAAACAACAATCCCCTTTTCTTCGTTGTTACTGATGAGCTCTGTGATAATGGCACCGTCTTCGTATGTTGCATAAAACTTGTGTATTCTGGTATCGACATCTTCATAATTCTCCAAATTGAACATCTAATTGAACCTTTCCTTTTGCATAGTCAATCTGCTCTTGCAGCTTCCAGATTGTTCCATTCCAATCCTGGACTTCTTGCGCACAAGAGTGACAGTAATGTCTGACAGTAATCTTGTTATGGCGTTTAGTTGTTACTTGCCAAATGGCTTGTGTTTGTCCACGCCAATCATTAGTTGACCAACGCATCTTGCAATAGTCACACCATGTTCCGCGTGGGCTTCTGCTAAGCATCCAAGTCGTCCCAGTCCCGGACAGCCATGGAGCCGGCAATTGCCCAGTAGCTGACCGCGTCCAAATAATTATCATAATTTGACTTAGATTCCATTGTTCTTGCGAGCTTGACCAATGCCATACAGATTGCAACGTCCATTGGGTCAATTTCTCGCTCGAGAAAGTCTGACCATAACTTTGCCGTTCTAAGCATTGTGAGGTCGTAATGACCATGCGTGAGTCCTCTTTCAGCAATTGTGTCAGCTGCTTCATTTAAGATTTCTCTCGCCGTATATTGCTTTTGCCCTGCGGTATCCATGTACGTAGCCCTTCTTGTAGTGTTTTGTTTCTGCTAAGTTGTAGCCCGCATAGAAAAATGCAACCATGCAAAGCCAGAATAACCAATTGTCAATAGACCAGCGGATAATGTCTGTGATACTCATGCGACTTCATCCGCAACATTAAATACATCAAGGAAGTAAGCGCCAATTGTTTCTCTAGATAAGCGCCCTTTTTGTTTTCCAAGTCCTAAATTAGTTTTAGCATATTTGCGCAGCTCTGTGGCGTGCACATAATTGCCTTTACCGTCTGTGTAGCACTTGGTTTTACGGTCATACACAATCATTTGCCCTAATACCCCTTTCAATAGGTATTTCAATTACCTATTAGACAGGGTTAATTGCTATTTGTCTAGTGGCGACACGCCGGGAGCATCTCTAAATTATCTATTGAGTCATCAATCGTAGGTGAATGTTCTTTTGTACAGACCCCACAGGCCTTACACATTAGCCGTAACGCTTGCCTTCGACCACAAAGCTGCCTTGTTTATCTATAGGCACAGCCACAGGCGTAACACCTTTACGGTCTACATAAAGCAAACCAAAACCTTTTTGCCAGTTGAATGACCCACGCGTGTAAAAGGCTTGTTTCTCATCCATCATATGCCCTACTTCAAGCCCACGCAGAACACGCCCTAAAACGCCCCCAGATGCCTCTGAGAAGGCCGATACCCCTAGTCTGTGGGTGTGACCACATACCACACTCTTTCCGTGTCTCCTAGCGGCTCCTAGGGCCGTTAAACCGGCATTCTGGTTAATGCTTTGCTCATCTCCGTGAACCATAATCCAGTCATTGGTAATCTCGTATGGCTTACGGTGGAACTTGATACCAAGATTCTTAAGCCCCATAAAGTTTTCATACTCAAGCTCAGGCAATCCTATAAGGCCTGGGAGCCTAGAGCTTAAGGATTTGTAGAGTCGGTCTGTGTGGTTACTTCTGACGATATGGGTAATCTGTAACTCATAGAGAACGCGCTGGCAAGTGTCTCTATCGCGGCCAATTGTGCCTGACCATTCATCCCGTCCAGTTGAGAAACGTGAGACGGTCTGAAAATCCAGCTCATCACCAACGCATAGAACGTCATCAGGCTTCCATTTTCTGATGAATGCGGCAACATTCTTGACTGCTCGCTCATCATGAAATGGCACCTGCAAGTCTGAAATGACCGCGATTCGCTTCATTCATCCTCATCATCTTCAAATGGAGAATGGTCTGGGTTTTCTACCTGCCAGTCAGGTAAGCGTGGCATGTGAAATACGCTAGTTACGTAGTCCATTGCTTGTTCTTTTGTAAATCCTTGGCGTTGCATAGCAAGCCAGGTTTCATGCACAAGAACAGCCCAGACATCTAGGTCGCTTAACGGCTGGCGCTTATCGCGTTTGGCAGCTAATTCCTTAGCCTTACGCTTAGCGGCGCGTTCGCTTTTTGTTGGTTTTCTTGCGCTCATTAGTAAGCAATTCTAGAACCATGTTCTCGAGTTTATCCATGCGCGACACGAGGTTTGATGCTTCAATAATTCCTGGAACCTCATGGCGAATAATGTAACGAAGCCCACCGACAATTAGTGCACAACAAGAAAGAATGGCTGCAACAAACGCAGCCCATTCTGCCGGACTCACTTTCTCTTAGGTGATGCGTAGCCCAACACGCATGCTGTAAGAGCTCCGAGGATGGAGCGTGCTTCAAAACTAAAGTCATCTATCTGCCAAGCTGCAAGGAATGAAGCTAGTGCATAGACGTACGGTTTAGCCTTTGAGGATAGCAAGGTCGAACGGTCTGCCATCTTTATCACCTTTCTTTGTAAATGAAATATGGATGTGCGTGTTATGCGGATTTACTCCGGTGTATTTTCTCCAACGCCATAGGCTTCTTCTGCTTGCAATCTTTCCAGAATAGATGCAATAGCTAAATCTTCTATCACGTCTGGCAAGTAGTCGAAGCTGATTCGCAAATACATAACTGGCTTTGGGGTCATCAGTAAGATTGGCATCAAAGTCAACGGCGCGTACCCAGCCTTCAGCAGTAGGATTGTGATCGGACTTACGAGCTGAATGAGACGAGTCACCGACCCAACCATCCGAACGTCTATCTCTATTGGGGAACGC